GCGTCCGCGGCAAATGCCGTTGGGACAATGATGTCATCACCATACACTAGAATACGCTCGCGCGTATACGCATCGGGTGCTGCCGCGGTCAAGAGACTCCAAATAGTAAGCGCCATGATAGGAAAGCATAATGCTGACCCCATGGGAGCAAACTTCTGGAGATCTAATCTCTTGCCGTTCGGAAGTACCGTAGAACTACTGCGTGCTGCTAACAGAACACGTTGAACATGTTCCGGAAACAGCAGGCGAACAAGACTAACAGAAACTCTATCCGAGGCCTCGTTGAGGTCAAGGGTAGAATACCGTCCATTGATCGACCCATAAAGGGCCGCTCTCTGATTCGGTTGTTGGTCTGTAAAGAACACATTACCTCGAGTGAGGTCAATATGTTCGATGTGGTTAACAAGTCTTCGCATTATACCTTGCTGAATCCATTGAAAATCAACGGGTTCACAGGAGATAAGACGAGGACCGCGACTATCTTTCGGCACGAGTAAAACTCGGGCTGGAAGATCTTGATCATTTACCTGTTGTATCTGATCAAGTCTGTCAACGACGTGTCCGACTGATGCGTAGAAATACTCATCAAGCGGGAAAACGTCGGTGATACGACCGCAAATATTGGTCCAATGATACTTGGCCCAGAGTTTCTCTTTGGTAGAGACAACTCCGGGACCATGTCTTGGAACAATATCAGTTAGGTCAAGTCCGCGAAATACCTTTTGAAGGTAGATGCGGGCTGTACGCGTGATGCATGCTGTGGTCTTTGTCGCTTTACAGCGCAAACATCCACGACATGCCATGCCAGTGATCGAAGCTGATAAGGCATCGAGTACTGGAGTTACCACAGATAATTGTTTCTCAGTTTCTTCAAACTTTGAGACAACCACCTGTTCTAATTCTTTCGAGTAAGGTAGCTTATACTTATAAAATGGGTATAAGACTTGCCGAATCGAAGCGATGCACTTTGCGCACGGGTCTCGAAGGACCGTGCCAGACTTGTCGAACACACGAATGAAGAGCTCTCCCAAGAATTTGGGTAGCTCCGATCCGGACATGGGTTTAAATCCATGTACAGATTGAGTCATTAAGTGTTCACCTGCAAGGGCTTTATCAAAGCACTTGCCAAGTTTGGGTAAGGTTTTAGTAATAAAACTAATTCCTTCAGAGCGTACACGTTTCTGGACCTTACTAAAGGTCTGGTTACGTGCACGTGTGTCAAACACATCCGCATGCGTCTTTTGGACGTCATTGAGGATGGTGGCGATGAGGTTAATAACTTCATACATAGCTTTTAAAAGGGGCTGAAGCGCCCTTTCTATGAGCTTAACCACTATCCAACAATGTTCCACTAGCGCTGTCTAACTGCTCAACAAGTCATGCAATTGCATAACATGAAGAAGGATCAGGACTTCCTCGATCTAAAACCAACGAACATAGCACGTCGCAGAAAACTGCGCATGCTGTCCGTACCGGTAATACTCGATGGAAGCCTGAACCTTGTCTCTATCAACGATGCAGGGCCAATCCTAATGGACGCAACGTCGTATTGGGGAGCCGTTCTCGAAATCAACTTTGATTCAAGAACGACTTCAATACGACTGCCTTCAGTAGTAATGGAACTGCAGTACTTTATACCTTGAACAGAAAATTCCTAGCGGACATGCAGAATAAATTCTACAATGTCACTAGGGTTGATGTTCAAGGTGTTAGTAAACGTGACCTCGATTAATCGAGTGTCATTCGTTGATACAGCAGGGATTCCTGCGGGGCCTGCACGAGTGTGCAGGCTCCGACAGGAACCCGAATAGACAAACGGCAGCATGATTAGTGCTGCCGCCGCAATGGGTGTTAAACCTGGCACTCTTGCCAGGTGGCCTTTGATCGATCGTAAGTGTTTCACTTATGGTGG